ATACTGTGTTAGGTTGTAATTATCGTCTTTTCCTACGAATAACTGGTTCTCTGTAGTACTATCTACTTCGTAGTAATTCTCATGCCACATTATAATATCACCTACCTCAGGTACAGTATTTACTAATACTAAATCCTCTCTTAAAAATGCAAAAGAAGCCTCCCTTGTTAGGTCTGGTCCAAAATCATCTACGTTAACTGTCTGATCTCCTCTTGTTATTAAACAGTTGAGTTTTACCGGTTCCCAGTAAACTTTTTCCATTCCTTCTCCGTAGATATTTACTTCAGTCTGCTCTAAAGAAAGTTTATAATAAAGAATTTCTTGCTCTATTACATCTGATAATAATTCTCTGTTTATTCCTACAAATAAACTAAAATCTCTTTTACTTCCGAATATCATCGACTTACTTTTTCTATAGATTTAACTGAAAGGTCTACTTTTTTAATATTAGGTACTAGTCTAAATGTATCTTTTTTTAATTTTTCAAATACAGATAAAGCTTGTTTTGCTGTAAGTATTTTCACTTTCAGTATAACTATATTTATATCTTCATTTGAATCTACAGCTGTAACTCTGGTTACTCCTGGCATGGCTCTAACAAAATCTGCAACCTGTGAGGCAGTTATTTCATCCTTATGTCCAACCCGTACCAATGCCTGGTATAGTGAAAACTCTCTCTCTTCTTTTAGTATATCTTTTAACTTCATTACCCTACAAATATTACCATTGGAACCTGTTTTAATGTATCTTGTAAGAAATTACCTTCTCCGGCTTTTCTTTCCAATTGAGCCAATTTTGAAGTATTTTCCAGTATTGCTCTTAAATTTTCTACCAAAGCAGCTTTCTCTGTTCTAGCATCTGCTAATAAATCTTGCTGATTTAATGTAGCTTCTGATCCCGGAATAGGTACTGTTGTATATTTTCCTCTAACATAAGCTAGTAATTCTTTTGCTAAAGCTAAAGTATATCTGTAAACCCACTGTCTTCCGATTGAATTTATAGATGCATAGGTTGGATTTTCATAAGGAACATTTGATATATTCGAAATAGATCCTCCTACCCCTCCTGGTGTATTAGCTGAATTATCTAGAGATTGTTTTTCTTTTACTTTATAATATTCAAACCATATCTTTCCTGTATTTTTAGGTACTGGAAATAATTTTAAATGGTTATTGACTACTTCAAAAGAGTATCCTGATCTTCTGATCTGATCGTTAAATTCAATTGCTTGTACCTTTAGTATATCATAAGAAGCAGGCATTAATAAGAAATTTACCCCCGGAGAGTATGATCCAAAATCAAATGCATCCATAAGTGATTGAATACCTGTGCCTGTTCCTGCATATGGATCGAAATATCTAAGGATTGCCGGTGGTGCTTCGTAGAATACTTTTGTAATTTCTATTCTACCCTGTATACCTTCATTAGTAGTCCATTCATTTAGATCGTATACTTGCTGGTTTGGGGATACATCTATAGATCCACTATATCGTGTTACAGTCCCTCCTACTCCTGCTTCGGTACCATATCCTGCTGCAATTGTAATTATATTCTGCAAGGAAGGTGTTATTACCGCATCATTAAGTGTAGTAGAAGTATCTCCTCCTTCTAATGCAATATAGTTTTGTACAGCTTGTGCTTGGTATACTTCATTTCCATAAGTGGTAATAGCTTCTTCAAAACAAGCATAAAAAGATCCAGACTGAAGCTCTACATCCATTAAAGGATACCCCAATCTTGTAGCACAAAATTTTGCTACTTTATCAGCTTCTGTTTGAAATTCGGGGTCGCTATCGTAGAATCCAAATGGTGTTTGTCCTGCTGCAAAGGTAGAACTACCGTTCCATATAGAAATATTGGCCATACTTTGTTTTTGTTATAAATAGCGATAAATTTTAGAAGTGAGATATACGGTTATATTCCGTAAGTACCTTTTATTGCATTATAATTCTGTATTACTTCGGATGTTGAGAGTGCTCTATTATATAATCTCATCTGATAAAAAACTGGATATAGTGCAGAATCTGAGTTGTTCATTGTATCTCCAAAACCTGTATCATCATTAAGTGCAAACCTTGATCCAAATTGAAACCCACCTGTCGCAAAGAGTGTTTGATTATCAATAGTAGCAGTTGTTCCAATTTGTGAACCATTTAAAAATAGACTAGCTTGTGTTCCATTAATAATAAAAATCCAATGTCTTATAGCATTACTTTCTGCTATGGTTACCATGGTTTCACTATTAGGGATACCATAACTTATCTCTGTTGAAGAATTCACATATGCTAGGTATCCCTCGCTAGTATTATAAATTTCATTACCCCAAATAGATCCCCAAAATGATGTTGGATTAAATGAAGCTACAACTTCAACTGTTACAGTATTAGTACTAATATTATATGGAACGCTAATATAATCAGTTCCATTATTATTATCATTATTTAATTTTATACCACCGCCATTACTAGCTGTATAAGATGCTAAACCTAATAGTGTTGCGTTGTATCCGTTACCGGTAGCATCTGTCCAAGTTGTGCCTGAAGATGGAGCTGTTTCTAGATTAAATATTAAATTTGAAGTTACTATACCGCTTCCTGTACTTGCAGTAGTTACTATTCTTTGAGCTAAAAAACTAATTGGAATGATATTCATCTTATATCATATTTTTAACATTAACAACATATAGTGTTGATGAATCTGTAGAAGCAAGTGTTACTATATCTATACCTGTTGTTGTAGTTGGTATATAAGCTGAACCTGAAGGTTGCTTTACAAAGCTTGGCCAAGATACTGTTGCTGATCCTACTGTTGATACAGTAAGGATACTTGTTTGACCTGGTAGTATGCTACTTGGGTTAATGTACGTATTTGTTCCTGCTACTAATTGAAGAGTGAAGAAATTTCCTACACTTAAATCCATTGAAGCTGTATTTGAAGCAATTGATAATGCTGTTACACTTCCTCTTGTTGATCCTGTTACAATTTGATTCCCTGTAAATGTTGATGAACCTGATACTATTAGTGATCCTGTTATTACTTGATTACCTATAAATGAATTTGAACCAGTTGTTGCAAAAGAACCTGTACTTGGAATAGCTCCAGCTGGTCCTTGAGGTCCGATAGTTGCAACTTTAATAACTCTTGTAGTAGGCTGTGAAACAGATACTGAGGTATTGTTTGTATTATCTACTACTGTGACTTTATTTGTTGGAGTAGAAGTTACCTTTACGGTGTTTGTATCTGTAGTTATATTTACAGCCATGTGTTAAGGTATTGTTGTTACTTCTTTACTTAAAGTAATTACTCCTTCTAAAATTCTTGTTACTGTGCTTCCTGATACTAATTCTAAATCGTATTTTGCTTTTGGGAAAGTAAACGCAGAAGATGATACTGCTGAAATGTATATTCCTATTGAGCCACTTGCTACTGGTTTAGTTCCTGAACTTCCGCTAAAGTTTAATCCTGTTCCATCAGGGTAACGGCTGCTTGATAAAGATGCATAAGTAGTAGGTTTATCATTTGCAAAACCAGACTTTATTTGCATTCTACCAGAGTACCCTGCTAGGTTAATAGGAGAATCGTTTACATCAGTATACTGTAATTCAAAATCTACTGTAGTACCTTGCTCTATTGTGAAGTTATATATTCCTGCAGACATAAATATAATTTATTTATAAATAGCAGTTTAGACTAGTCCCTAAAGTCCTGGTATACTTTTAAGATAGGAGATACGATCTCGTGTCTATGGTTAGCTTTTAAAGCAAATATCTTAAATCCTTTTACTTGTTCCTCAATTCTTGTAAGAAAAGAAAATCCTGTTTCTTTCTTTACTTTTAAATCAATCTGGGCTAAATCCCCGCATATTACCATCTTAGATCCTTTACCAAGTCTCCCCAGTACTGTTTCCATTTGGTCTTGAGTTACGTTTTGTGCCTCATCTACAATTACAAAAGAGTTAACAAATGTTCTACCTCTCATAAATGCAAAAGGAACTATCTCAATATTCCCGTGCTCTATTTCTCTGTCTACTTTATCCTTACCGTATAACATGTATAAGTTGTGATAGATTGGTGCTAGCCAAGGATCCATTTTTTCCTTTATATCGCCTGGTAAAAATCCTAATTCTTCTTTAGCTACTGTTGGCCTTGTTATAATAATCTTCTCTACCTCTTTACAGAAAAGCATATCTAGGGCTGCTTGTACTGCTACTAGTGTATTGTGAGTAAGTATGCAATTGTCGGTTACGTATAAGCTGTCTGAAGCACTTACCTGTATACACTGTGTTTGTGCTTGTCCGACTTTTTTAATACTCTTAATAACCCTACTCGTGTACTTAACTTTACGTTCTCTCTTCTGCAATCTCTCTTTCTTAAAGGGTATTGTTGTAAATCGTTCAGGGTGTTCAATTGTAATGGATAGCTGGTAATGTAGATGGAGAGAGGTTTTTTTAACTCCTCTGTAATTATACTTTGGAAAATACTTCAGGACAGTAACTCTTCCTCCAAGGGACTGAAACATTTCCTTTATATCTTCGGCTAGTTGTTTACTGCTTGTGTTATATAATAAACTACCTCCTTTTGTTACATACCCGTCTCCGTCTACTAATCCTTGAAGTAATCTAATTCTATTTTTTTCAGAGTTATACCTGTACTCTTCTGGTATAAATTTATCATAAGAAGTTTTTCCTGAGAGTTTTAGTTCTCTACATGCTTCCACTACTATGTTGGGTGTGTTGTTCTTCTTCCTTCTTCGGAATCTGTAATCATAATTGACTATATGTATTAATTCAGTCGAAGTTTCTTCTAGTATACTGTTTATCTCTTGTAGTACTTCTGGTTCGTTTGTACTAAGAGTAACTACATCCTCCCTAATGTGTCCTTCACTCAATAAAACTCCCACTATGTAAGGGTCCAGCGCCACAGGTTTCTCTTCAAAAGCTAAAGGTGTTTCTAAGTTTGGAAGCCTGTACTCTATTCCTTTTTCTAAGTCTTTTAAAAGTTCCCCTGTCGTAAGTACCTTCCAATTTAGCTGTTTGCTTGAATATCTTTTCTGCTGTACTGTCCATAGGTGCTCTAAGCTACATTGTACGGTACTTTCATCAGAAAGGGTTATTTGGTACACATTTTCTACTCCTTGTGGATAAATACCCAGTACCGTGGTAGTACCTGATCTCCCTAGGATAATGTCTCCTACTTTTAACTCTCCCACAGTAGTTACTCCTTTTGGAGTATATACCCTAGAGGTTAGTGGCTGTGCCTTTCCTGAACCAGCCATTCCTTTTAGAACGACTACTGGGTTTTCTACAATAAGTGCTTTTGCTTGTTTTTGTTCTTCATTAAGTTGGAGTTGGAACTTAATTGGGTTTTTCGGTCTTTTCTTTTGAGTGAAGACTTCATCGGTGTGATGGTTTGAAGCCATAAATATAAACTGTTATTGTTTATAATAAATATACGAAATATTTAGAGATAAAAAAAGAGGACCGAAGTCCTTTTTAATTTTTGTCAAAGGTTTCTGATAGAAGACCTCTCCACTCGTTTTGAGTATCTTGAATTACACTATACAGCTTATTAATAAGATCTAGCTCTTCTTCAGGAGGTGTATTTGACTCAACTATCCGCTCAAATATTTGATGGAGAGGATGCATAATACTCTTAGTGTAGTTTGGAAGTAATTCCTGTACATCCTCATAAAAATAGTCTAGCTCCCTACCTAATTTCTGTAAATCACTCATTTCCTAACTCCTTTCTTTTTTTAAGCTCTGTACTCACTGTATGTCCTATTTTCTTAATCTCGTCAATCATATCTAATAGGAGATCTCGTAAAGGCTTTTCCGCAGAGTGCATTGTACCAATTCCTGCAAGTTCTTGCATTCTTTTTTTTGATTGTGCATCTTTTGCTAGTTGTTCAAAAGACTTAATGTTTTCTTTATTTTCCATGTGTGTTCTTATTTTTCATAAAAGCTCCTGTTAATGGATCTTTCATTTCTTTATAGTTTCTATTTTTGAGTTTTTGATTTCTCTCTTTATACTTAAACTGTCCTTCCTCTTCTCCATATCGTTCTATAAACCAGGGAAGAGAGAATCTACCTTTTGCTTTTTCTTTCTGAAGATCTTTAGTAGCTTCTGAGTGGGTTTTCCCATGCATTCTATTTTTTGAATTTATTTCTTTCATCTTTTCTACAAATAATTCATATTCCGGCGTATCCCTTCTACTTTTCCAGTTATCTCCGCCTATTTCTGTATTTAGTGTAAGGTTGTATCCATTATAAAATGAGTTATAGTGTTTTATATACTCAAGCTCTTTCAACACTAATTCCTCTTCTATTACTGTTGTAAATAGTTGAGTTTTTATCACATTATCCCATCCGTGTTTATTTATTGCATAATACAGTGGATGTTGGTAATCTTTCGTAGCCCTAGTTTTGTGCTCTGTTAATCTCTGGTTTAACGGGTTTTTTGTTCTCCCTACATAATGTTTTCCGTTAGGAAATGATAGTAAGTATATTATCATAAGTCTTCTTTATTATAAATAGCTTGCTTTTCCGTAAAATTACAGTTCTACTGAGATATTATGTATAAAAAAAGAGGACCGAAGTCCTCTTTATTTTGTTTGAATTTTATTTGGATTATACCGTAGCTAAATCGCTTACGAAGATTTTTCCATAAAACTCGGGTCTTATCATTTTCTTAGCATAACGAGTCATGATACCTTTTCTTGGAGTGAAGGTAGTTGGATCGTAGATAAGAGGAGTCATGATTAATGGTACGTAAGGAGCATAAACTGCACCAGTTTCTAAGAACTGAGATCCTCTGTAACCCATTAAGATGATGTTTTCAGTCATGTAAGGATTTTTGTAAACTCTAAATCTAGAATTTAAGTTTCCTACTTTCTGAACACCCATTGCGAAGTCCATTTTATCACCATTGGTATCAGCTGCATATCCTGGGATTGATTCTAGGATTGTAGCTACAGAAGGAGAACATACTAAGAAGTTAGCTCCACCTCTAAGGGTTTTTTGGTGAATTTTGTTAGATACTTTTTGTACTTTAGTACCTAAAGTTCCAAACCATTGACCTTGAGTGTTGTAGAAATCTGTTGAAGCAGCAGTTCCTGATGACCAAGCTGTTCCAGTCCATACTTTGTTATTTCTAGCTGACCATCTTTCAGTTGTAGCTGCATCTTGGATCAACATATCTAATAATTCTAAATCGATCTCCATAGAGATGTATTCAGATAATAAAGATGTTAATTCTGCTTCAGCATCAATTGAATGGTAAGCGTTAAGGTCTTGTGCGAACTCTGGAGTCCATTGTGCTTTTAATTTTCTTGTTTTAGCAACAATTGCTTCAGAAGCTAATGTTACGTTGATTTCTGGGATTTTTAAAGTACCTGTAGTATCTTCGAAATCACCTCTTGAGTTATCTTTTGGTTGTTTGTTATATTTAACTACCGCATCTGTTAAGTTAGCTGTTGTTACAAGTGATTGTGAAACTACGAAAGTTACGTTATTTCCTGATACAGTTGTTAATTCTGGGTTAGATGTAATGTCGATAGACGCTGAATATAAACGGAAAGATCTTACTGCTTCTGCATCGAAATCTGTATATCCTGTAATTCCAAACCCTACTGTATAAGTTCTGTACTGAGAAGGTATTATCCCATCTTGGTATGCAATAGAAGCAGATGTTGCAGCTGCTGCTGTAATTGATCCTGTTGCAAAAGATGCAGAGTTGATTGAGTAACCAAATCTACCAGCACCGTATAAACCTCCTGATACTTCTTCGTCTACTGACATTTTATCACCAGCCGTAGAAACGTTACCGTACATGTTATCTCCGTTTGCAAATGTTCCTTGGTTAGTTCCGTATTTGAAATCTAAATAG